CTATCCCGGGACCGAAAACCACCAGGTACGGCCCTGACAGCGAAAATGGCGGGGGCTCCAAGGCCAGCCCGGAAGAATCCTTCTGCCTGCGCCAAGAGGAACTGGAAGAGAGACTGGAAGCCAAAAAGAAAAAGTTCTATGACCAAAAGCTGCTGATGGAACGGGTGGACAAAGGCCTCCAACGGATGCCGGGAGATTATGCCAGGATCCTACGGTGGAAGAGTGGGTACAAGACCCGCCGGCTGACCTGGATACAGATTGCCAACCGACTGGGAGAAGAGGACACCAGCTACTGCCGGCGAAAGTACAGCAGGGCCCTGGACATCCTGACAGGCATTGTCTACGGGGCAGAGGCTTCTCCCATCCAGGGAGTCTTGGAGCTGGATACCAGCGAGGAACAGGGTGAAATTCTTTAGGCACACATTTCGACAGAAATCGACAGAAATACCGCTTTTGGCATGGTACAATAGTAGTGTGAAAGTTCGGGAACAGCAGACCGTGAAATCTGCCAGGTTCTTACTATCACAACTCAAAGCCTCCTGAGAATACACCTCTAGGGAGGAAAGGGGCCGCCCCTGGCCCCTTCTCCATATGATTTTGAAGACGTCCGAATGGGCGTCTTTTTTATTTAGGCGGTGATGTAATGAGTCACAAGTTAACTGAAAAACAGACCAAATTTGTGGACTATTACATCGAAACCGGTGGGAATGCCACAGAGGCGGCCAGAAGGGCAGGGTATAGTGAAAAGACGTGCCGAGTCATCGGGCAAGAGAACCTGTTAAAACCTGCCGTGAAATCCGCTATTGACGCCAGGCTGGCCGAACTAAAGAGCCAGCGGACGGCTGATGCTACAGAAGTGCTGGAGTATCTGACGGCTGTCATGAGAGGCCAGCAGATGGATGAAACTGTCGTTGTAGAAGGTACTGGAGACGGCCGGAGTTCTGCCCGAAAAATGCAGGTGAGAGTGGCCAGCCGGGACCGGAACAAGGCAGCGGAACTGCTGGGCCGGGTTTATGGAATCTACAATGACAAGCTGAAGCTGGAAAATGCGCCTGTCCCAGTGATAGTAGATGATATTGATGAAGGGGGCGGGGGTAATGAGTGATGCAGTTCGTGTGAGCTTATCCAGCCTCCTGGCTCCATCTTTCTATGGCCTGCACCGGGCAGTAAAACACCATGATTATACCCATTACTGGCTGAAAGGTGGCCGGGGCTCCACTAAATCGTCTTTCATCAGTGTGGAAATCATCCTCCAGATGATGCAGCATCCCAATGTGAATGGGGTGGCGTTCCGAAAGGTGGGAAACACGGCCCGGAACTCCATCTATGAACAGCTACTCTGGGCCATCCAGCAGCTGGGAGTAGCAGCTTACTGGAAAAAGACCTTTTCACCCTTGGAACTGACTTATCTGCCTACTGGACAAAAAATCCTGTTCCGGGGCCTGGATGAAGAGAACAAAGGGAAGTCCATCAAGTGTTCCAACGGCTATTTCGGCATTGTGTGGTTCGAAGAGCTGGCGGAATTCACCGGGCCTTCGGAAATCGACACCACCCTGCGGTCACTGCTCCGGGGCGGGCCGGAATACTGGGTCTTTTACAGCTACAACCCGCCCAAATCCAGAGATTCCTGGGTGAATCAGGATGCCCTGGTGAATACGCCGGACCGGATCGTCCATACGTCTTCCTACCTGGATGTTCCCAGAGAATGGCTGGGAGAACAGTTCTTCCTGGAAGCGGAAAAGCTGAAGCTGAAGAACGAAACCCTCTACAGGCATGTTTACCTGGGAGAAGTGACTGGCACCGGCGGGGCCGTATTCGACAATGTGGAAGCCATGACGATGACAGCGGAACAAATTGGCCAGTTCGATCATCGGTATTTCGGGCTGGACTTTGGTTTTGCAGTAGATCCTTTAGCTTTTGTGGCTATGCATTACAACGCCAAACACGAAGATCTATACATTTTCGATGAAATCTACCAGCAGAAGCTGACCAACCGGAATGCAGCGGAACTGATTAACCGGAAGTACCCTGCTGTGAGAGTCCTAGGGGACTCTGCAGAGACGAAAAGCATCTATGAGATGCGGGAGTATGGGGCCAACGTAAACGGGGCAAGGAAGGGCCCTGACAGCGTCAGATTCGGTATCAACTGGCTTCAGTCCCGGGCACATATCTATATAGACCGGAACCGCTGTCCCAATGCCTGGCGGGAATTCAGCGGCTATGAATATGAAAGAAACCGGGATGGGCAGTTCATTAATGCCTTTCCGGACAAGAACAACCACGCCATCGATGCGGTGCGTTACGGGCTCCAGCCCTGCATGCCTCATGGCCGGGCCAGGATACTGAGGTGATTTTATGAACATCGAAGCTGCCAAACAGCTCATCAAAAAATATACAGCCGGGCATGCTGCTTTCATTGCCCAGGCTATGACGGCAAGGCGGTATTACCTGGTCAACAACGATATCCTGTATGCTCCCAAAAAGCAGAAGCAGGAAGTCAGGAACGGGGAATCAGCCATGGAGAACCCGCTGCGGAATGCGGATAACCGGATTCCCTTTTCTTTCTATCAGCTTCTGGTAAATCAGAAGGCTTCCTACATGTTCACGGCCCCGCCTCTTTTTGACGTAAAAGACGAGGAAGCCAATGAGCAGATCTCCATAGATCTGGGAGATGCCTACAAGAAAAAATGCATGGAACTGTGCGTCAACGCCTGTAATGCCGGGATAGGCTGGGTCCACTATTGGAAAGGGCCTGACAGCGAATTCCATTGGGGCGTGGTCCCTTCGGAAGAGGTGATCCCGGTATGGTCTTCTGATTTGGATCATAGTCTGGTTGCCTGTCTGCGGGCTTACCAGGATATTGACGAAGATGGCCACATGTGGGACCTGTACGAAATCTGGGATGACCAGCAGTGCCAGACATACCGGAAACGAAATGATGAAGGGCTGGACAGCCTTGTGCCTTGGGCACGGTTTGCTACCGGGACTTTCCTGATCGACCTGCCGGATGGTGATGCCAATGTGTTTAATCACGATTTCGGACGGGTACCATTTATTCCCTTCCAGAACAACAGCCATGCCACCAGCGATCTGGCCCAGGTCAAAAAGCTGATTGACTGTTATGACCGGGTGTTCTCCGGGTTCCTCAATGACCTGGAAGACATCCAGGAAGTAATTTTCGTCCTGACCAATTACGGCGGGGAAGATCTGGGGAAATTCCTGAAAGATCTGAAGTACTACAAAGCCATCAGCCTGGAAGACGGGGGCACTGGATCCGGCGGCAATGTGTCCACGCTGACCATCAATATCCCGGTAGAAGCTAGGGACAAGATGCTGGACATTACCCGAAAGGCCATTTTCTCCATGGGCCAGGGCGTGGATCCGGAGCAGCAGGGGATGGACAAAACCTCCGGAGAAGCCATGAAATTTCTGTATGCTCTCCTGGAATTG